TATATAAATTAGATGGGGCTGCACTTCTTACAAGCACAGGCGGGATACCAACTTGTACCAGTGGAACTACTGCACAATATTATCAAGATTGGACAATTTCGACAGGGTTATCAGAAGCGACAAAATTAATAATGCTTTGGGAATGGACGGGACCACATAAGGCAAAAAAGACTTTTAATGTTATTCCAATAACATAAAGGAGTAATTAAGATGTTAGTAGATATAGAAAAAGTAATAGACTTTTGCGGGGTAGACAGTGATGAAGATTCGGCAATAGTTACCGATATTCATAAGTCAGTAGAAAAATGGATTGATAATTATTGCAACAAGACCCTTCTGACTACTGCTCATGCAGAATATTATGATGGCAACGGTAATCAGTTCTTACAGTTAGACCATTATCCCATTACTGGACTGACCAGAATAGCAGTAGGTAGAAGGACAGCAATCAGGGTGCAGAATACTGGTGATTGTGCTTCGGCAACGGTTAGTGTAACTGCAACGGGAATAATTTTAACGAAAGACGGAACATCTTCGACATCTTCGGCATTAACTTTTGCAACCTCTACAGGTATGAGTACTTTGGTAAGTGCAATTACAGGTGATGGTTGGTTTGCGGTATTAAATAATTCTGAATATAGTAATTACAATTCAAGTGAATTAGTACAGATGTTCGGCAAAAGTGCCATTAAGGATAACTGGGTTTACCTCGATATGCCAGAAGAGGCACTGAATGATTTTGAGGTTTATCCTAATCGAGGGGAAATATACCGATGTTCGGGCTGGGATGAGGGGCATAACAATGTCTATGTGGAGTACGTTGCGGGATATGCAACTACTCCAGCAGATTTGGAATTGGCTGTTGAGATGTTTGTTAAATATATTTACCAAAAACGAGATGAAGATACCTTTGGAATTAAGGCTTATAGTTTAGGCGATATCAGTACTACCTTTGAAAATGGCGGGGATGTTCCTAACGAGATTAAACTTATCTTAAATAAATATAGGAGAATATTAATATGAGGGGGAAAAAGAAAACTTTAACTCTTGAGAGAAAAACTTTAGAAGATGATGGCATGGGTGGAAGAAAGGAAACTTGGGCTGATGTGGTTAATGTGAAAGGGGTATTGTGTACCATTGATGGCGATGAACGTTTGGCGGCGGATAAGCTGACCGTGATTAGTACACACCACTTTTATATTGACTTTTTACATGGCGAAACAATTACCGAAGTAGACAGGTTTTCTATGGGAACGAGAATATTTAAAGTTGTGTACATAAATAATCTCGGTGCAAATACTGACAGGAAATTAAAAATTACCTTAAAGGAAGAAGTCTAATGGCGATAGCAATAAAATGGTATGACAAAGAATTGAAAAAGATGGTATTAGATACGGCCACGCAGGCAATAGCTAAGGGCTGTTTTTTGGTAGAGGGAGATGCCAAAAAGTTATGTCCAATAGTAACCACAAGATTAAGAGGCTCTATATCAAGCAACTGGTATGGTAGCGGAATGGCAAGGGGAAAGACAGGTGGAGTAGCAAAAGCTGATGATGGTATTGGACAACCTGAAAAAGAATTGACTGGCGTAGTAGGCACGAATGTTGAATATGCAAGGCGTGTTGAAATGGGGTTCGTCGGAGCGGATGCACTGGGACGTATTTATAATCAAAGTCCTAAACCTTATTTGCGCCCAGCGTTAGAAAAAAATAGAAGCAAGATATTAGGGCTATTTAAAAATCTTATTAAATAGGGGGGATTAAATGTATATCATTTATGAATTACCAGATTACTGGGTTGAGGATAATCACAAAATAGAATGTGATTCAACAGCAAATTATGTCATGGATAAAGATTTGAATATAACGATTTAAAGGAGAAATATGCAAGTATTATTCGAGGGATTATATAAGCAATTTACTGGTAGTACAGGAGTAGGTAGTACGGGAGAAAGTTCTTTATCTGTTATTCTTGGGGGCAGGTTACATCCCATTGAAGCACCACAAGGAAGTGCATATCCCTATGGGGTATATCACCTTATTAGCGATGTACCTGAATATACTTTTAATGAAACAATAGAGAACGCGATCATACAATTTAACTTATTTGATGATGATAATAGTGCTAAAGATATCAATACGGCTTTTACCGCACTAACGGATTTATATGATTGGAAGACTATTCCCTTTTTTACGGGATATACTTCGATTTATATGCAAAGGGAATTAAGCTATCTATTAAAAGAAAGCGGTGTTTGGAACTATATGATTCAGTATAGATTGGTATTTCAAAAAAATTAAGGAGGTAATATGGAAAAGTTAGAAGAGTTAGAAAAGAGAATAACTGAGTTAGAAAATAAAAAGGAGGTAAAAAAAGAGGAAATAATCATAAATGATAAGGAGGTTAAAACAGAAAATAAAGAAGTGAAGGATTTTGTAAAAGGATTAGAAGATATCTACATCTTGGGGCGGGGGCAATCCTTAGGTTATGCTCCGACAACCAAAATAGAAAATTCGGAAGTCTGGGGCTGTAACAATGTCTATAAAGCAAGAGAAGTGGATAGATTATTCATTATGCACGATATTTATATGGTGCAATATTTACGGGAAAAAGATTTAATTATAGAACTTAATCAGAAGGATTTTCCTATCTATACTTTAGGTAAATACGATATCTTGAAAAATAACGTGCAGTATCCCATTGAAGAAATTTTAAAGGAATTCGGAACATCTTATCTAATCAACAATGCTTCGTACATGCTGGCTCTGGCGATCATACAGAAACCCAAAAATATAAATCTATTTGGGATAGATATGTCCTACGGAACGAATAATGAATACATGTATAACGAAAAGGCCTGTGTTGAGTTCTGGATTGGTATGGCAAAAGGCAGGGATATTAATTTTGCAATTTCGGAAGGGTCAACCCTGATGAAAAGAAGGGGAAGAAGTAATTATTATGGCATGTTAGAAAAATCAGATGGTCTTGCTTTTCGATTAGAACCAGACTTTAGCTGGGGTAATAAAACAGGGAAAAGTGCTTTGAAATATAAAATCTTTAAAGTACAACATAAATTATAAGGAGGTTATGAATATTAAATGGGTAAAGGAATAGAGTTTATAAAGGGTTTAGACAAAATAATTATTCTGGCACAGGGGCCAAGCTGGTATCAATGTCCAGATAAAGTGCCATCTAATTGTGAAATTTGGGGATCTAATGTAATCTACCGAGACCATTGTGCGGATAGACTATTTTTTGGGCATGATATAAGGGCACACTTTTTAGAGGATGATACTAATTTATTCGAGAATCTTAATAATTTAGATATCCCGGTTTATACCAATGCTCCATGCCTACAACTTAAGAAAAATGCTCTTATACCGATAATGGAAATTTTAGAAGAATTCAATGTAGGATTTTTCTTGAATGTAATTGCTTGGATGATAGCAACGGCAATCTTACAGAAACCAAAATGTATAGAATTCTTTGGGGTAGATATGCGGCCGGATGCAGGAGGAGAAACTTTTGGAAATGAAAAAGGGTCAGTGGAATTTTGGGTTGGGGTAGCGATGGGAAGAGGGATAAAATTTATGAATACTTTAGAATCTTATGTATTAAAGACTAAACAAGAAGGAATGTTTCCCAATTACCGTCCAAAAGTACCACAAGCGGGATTGATATCTCAAGTCCCCGAAGCGGATAGAAATGCGATGGCCTTACGGAACTATGTGATAGTTCCAGATGGCACAGAAATATAAAATAAAAAAAGAGGTGATTTTAAATGGCAGTAATAAGTGGAAGATATGGTAGTGTAGTTTTTTCAGGTGGTCAAACCTACATTAAGAGTTGGACTTTGAATCGAAAAGCAGATTTGTATGACAGCACTAACTTTGATGATTCAACCGGTGGAAGGTCTTATGTTTCGGGTTTTACTGATTGGAGCGGGTCATTTGAGGGATTTTATTCAACAGGGAATACGGCAGTTCCGGGTTCAACAGGCAAAATAACCTTAAAAACATCTTCAACTGGAACGACAGACCTATTCTATGGAGATGTGATTATCCTTGGAATGGATGTCGGAACAGGAGTAGATGGATTAATAACTCAAAGTTATACTTTTCAAGGAACGGGTGCTATAGCTACTAGTACAGGATAAAGAGGTGATTTAATATGGGAGTAATAAGCGGCGTGAATGGAGCAGTATTCTGGAATGAAGGATTAACTAATACTACACTTGCGAATACTATTATTTTTAGTTCTGGAGATAAGACGATAACATCCTCTACCGATGGTGGAGTTGGCTCTTCAGGTGTTATAGATTTTGAGACTACAGGATATAAAACAGGAATGTTATTTACTTTATCGGGAGCGGGAACGACAGAAAATAACCGAATATTTACTATTAGTACAATATCCTCTGGAACGATAACGGTAAGCGAGTCAGTAACATCTTCTACCGGAACAGGTGAAACCGATACGGGTGCAATAACATTTTTAGAAGCAGAACCGGGTTATCCCGAGGCAGGATTTTATAATTGGGCAATCAACTATAAGGTAGATTTATTGGATAAAACTAATTTCGATGATTCATCGGGGGGCAGGTCTTATCTTGCAAGTATAAAAGATTGGACTGCAAAAGCAGACAAATATTTCCTGTCAACCGGCAATGCTGTAAATGATTGGTTAGGGGAAAACGTTAAGGCAAGATTTTTTATGAACTATGTGGCTTCTCCAGAGACAACTAATGCTTCTCATTACTATGAAGGTAATACTATTGTAACGGGAATAGATATAGGAACTCCAGTAGATGCTTTAATAACTCAAGGTATTAGTTTTCAGGGAGTAGGTACTTTAACTCCAAGAACCAAAATAATAGGATGGAGTGATACAAGTTAAATGAAAGGAGGTAATTAATATGGCAGATAAAGTAAAAGATAAGCTTGAAGATATGACGGCAAGTAGTAAGAAATTTACTTTTGGTGATAAGGAATATGAATTAAGTCCAATTGGCATAAGGGATTTATCGGCCTTAAAAGAATACATTAAAGGAAGGCGCATTCAATTAATTCAGAAAAATGTTCCGAATGTTAATGAAAGAATAGAATTGATATTAAGAATTACTGGAATGGTAGTTGATGAAACGAAAGAATTAGATGATTTCGATAATTTAAAATATATCTTGTGGCTCTCTTTGGTGCGTAAACAGCCAGATATAACATTAGAAGATACAGAAAAAATATTTGAAGAAGGAGACATTGTAGAAATTACGGCAATAATAACACAGATGATCAAGACACCAAAAAACCCTACAGCGAAGGCAGTAGTGGCGAAGAAATAAGCTGGGCTACTGCTTTTGCTTTGTTATCAAGATATTATGCAGCATTGGGGCCAAAAGAAATTGGTGAATTAAGTCTATATCAGTTTTACAGTTATCTATATGAAATTCCGAACATTGAAAAAATATTCACAGGCAAGACAGAAGAAAACAATAAGCCAGTACAAAAGATGACCAATAAAATAGATGACAACTGTGAATTAGTTAAACAAGCTAAAAAGTTAGGTTTAAAGGTGCCGAGATATTATTAGTTATATTATATTTTATTGCCAAATTACTTTAATTTTAAATATTTTTATTCTTGAATCATATTCGACCATAACTTGAAATGTTGCTTCTTGATTGGGAGTCATAGTATAAGGATCAGCATAAGTATCATTAAGAGAAACAAGTTTATCGTCTGTATCATAAGCTGTAATTTTAACTTTTACAAAATCGGCTGTTTTATCACCGGTATTTTTTAAAATACCTTCAACATAATAATATAGAGGGGGATCACTTAATCGATTAGTCCAATCAATAATCTCTATATTAGCTTTTGTGGCTGATTTTGGTGGATTTTGTTTATCATATGTTTCAGAATTACAACCTAAAAATATAAAAATAAAACATAATAAAAATACAATTAATAGAAAGAATTTATAATTTTTCATAATAATATACCTCCCATTTATTGAATTGTAATACTTAAATTATCTTTTGTAAAGGGGTGAACTAAAATTTTATTAGGTGAAGCCTTTGTAGAAATTAAAGCAGATGCAACTAAATTAACCGCAGGTATAGCAGCTGCTAAGGGTCAAGTAGGAAATGCAACAGCTGGAATGAGCGCTCAATTTAAAACAATTGGTACAAGTATGGCTATAGCAGGAGCAGCAATTACCGCTGCCTTTGGATTGACGGTCAAAAGTGCTATTGGTTTTCAGAAAGAGTTAGCTCAAGTTTCCACAATGCTTAATGAATCGGCAATGAAGATAATACCAGAATATAAGGCAGGGTTACAAGAACTTTCAGTTCAATTTGGAGAAGCCACTTCTACATTATCAAAAGGTCTTTATGACATTCTATCAGCAAGTATACCACCTGCCGAAGCTCTTGGTGTTTTAGAAGTTGCGGCGAGAGCGGCCGCAGCTGGTATTACGGATACTGGAGTTGCTGCAGATGCTATTACAACTATCTTAAATTCTTATGGAATGTCTGCTGATAAGGCAGGAGAAGTTTCGGATAAATTATTTGCAACTGTCTTACGTGGAAAAACCACTTTTGCAGAATTAGCCCCAGCAATTGGTAAATCTGCTTCATTGGCTTCTATAGCAGGATTAAGTTTCGATGATTTAGGAGCTTCCATTTCCACTATGACCAGAGCGGGTATTAGAGTAGATGAAGCAATGACTTCTATTAATGGAATATTAAATGCATTTATTTCGGCATCTCCAGAAGCTGTAGCAGCAGCTAAACAATTTGGGCTTACATTAGATACTAATACCTTAAAGACAGAAGGGCTTACTGGAGTAATGGAAAAATTAAAAGATGCGACTGCCGAACAACTTGCTGCAATATTTCCTAATATTAGAGGTTTAAAGGGTATGGCGGCAGCTTTGGGGGATGCTGCAGGTTATGCAGAAGATTATGCTTTAATGTTAAAGTCTGCGGGTTTAACCCAAGAAGCATTTGAAAAACAATCTGCAACTTTAGGATTTAAAATTAACCAATTAAAAATGAACTTTTCGGTTATTGCAACTACTATCGGAGATGCCTTAATCCCGGTAGTAGAACTTATGGTAGTCTGGCTTGGAAAAGTTATTGGAGCTATGAAGAAATTTATGGATGCCCATTCAGGATTAACTAAAGCTATTATTTATCTGGGAGCAACTTTAGGAATTTTAGTCGGTGCAGGTGGAGCATTAATATTATTAATATCGTCTTTTTTGAGGATAAAATCTGCAGTAGATTCAGTTACATTTGCCTTAAAACTCTTAAATATTAGGATGGGAGCTACTGGAGTAATAACTACTGGTACTCTTATCCCTGCTTTAGTAAAATTAAAATTATCTCTTGGCGCATTGGGAACAATAGCTACCGGTCCCATTGGACTTTTGATTCTTGCCATTGGAGGTTTATATCTTGCTTGGGAAAAAAATCTCTTTGGAATGAGAGATATAACTATAGAAGCCTTTAACAATATAAAAGGTAACTTCTCAAAATTAAAGGATTCAATAACTGGCGGTGGTAGTAGTGCTGGCGCATTCGGAGATGAAGCTAAGGAAGCGGGAGATAAAGCAGAAGGGGCAGCTATAGGAGTTGATACTTTAGCCACTTCAATGGGAGGGCTTGAAACCAATACAGACGAAGCTAAGATTGCCTTAAATGAATTTGGCCAGGTGATTGAAACTTTTGACGAATGGGTACAAAGATTAGCCGATGAAACAGCAGAAGCCAATAAGAAGATTGCAGATGAAGCAGAAAAAGCAATGGAAAGATATGAAGATGCAATAAAACCCATAGAGGATAGGCTATATGAATTATCCCATACAGAGGAAGAAGTGGCAGCAAGAAATCTATTAACCAAAAAAGAGCAATTAGAGGCAATAATCAAAACTGCAGGTTTAGCAGCAGACCATGAAAAAAAAGAATTGACTTTAATAAAAGAATGGTATGAAAAAGAGATTGATTTAATTAAAGCAAAGTTAGTGGAGCAGCAGAATGCTTTAATCGAAACAGCAAATAAGACAGAAGAAAGTGCCAGTATTCAGAAAGCGGCGATTAAGGGGATAACAGATGAATATACTGGATTGATAAATAAAATTGATGCAGTTGGAAAAGCAGCAGAAGCAGCAGCAAAAAAGGCAGCCTCCGAAGCCTTTTTGGCTGGCGTACCCACGATAGCAGAAACGGGATACGTACCGTCTTATATTCCAAAACTTCAAGTAGGCACTCCCTACGTGCCAAAAACTGGCCTATACCAGTTACATAAAGGGGAAGCAGTAATATCTAAAAATCAAAATACTACAAACAACAGTAATTCTTTTTCACCTTCAATTGTAGTTAATGTTTCAGGTGGAGGCAATGCTCAGAATATAGCTTATGAAGTAAAGAAAGTTCTTGATGAAAGTATAAGACAATTCAGGCGTTCAGGCTTTGAATTAGTACCGGGGAGGGGATAATATGGCAGAAGCATATTTAGGCTCAAGTGGGATAACT